AAACTAAGATTATACGCTAGAGGTGAACAACCTATACAGAAGTATAAAGATGAGTTATCAATAAACGGTGACTTAAGCTATTTAAACTTAGACTGGAAACCAGTACCTATTGTACCTAAGTTTGTTGACATAGTTGTTAATGGTATATCAGAAAGATCTTTTGATATAAAATGTTACTCTCAAGATCCTTATGGTATAGAAAAAAGAACTAAATACATGGAGTCTATATTGAGAGATATGAAGACAAAGGATTTAAATCTTTTTGCTCAAGAAGCTTTTGGTATATCTTTATTTGAATCACCTCCAGAACTTTTACCTAACTCACAAGAGGAGCTTGATCTACATATGAAACTTAGTTACAAGCAGGGTATAGAGCTAGCTGAAGAGCAAGCTATAAACGTTTTGCTAAAAGGTAATAGATATGACCTTACTAAAAGAAGAGTTAATTATGATCTAGCAACTATAGGAATAGGTTGTGTTAAAAATACTTTTACAAAATCTGAAGGAGTTAAAGTTGAATACGTTGATCCAGCTAATATTGTTTATTCATATACAGAGGATCCTGATTTTCAAGACATATACTATGTAGGTGAAATAAAAACAATACCTATAAATGAACTAAAGAAAGAGTTTCCAGATCTAACAGACGAAGACCTAAAGGCGATACAAAGTCAAGGTATACATCAAAACTCTTATTCAACTAGTAGATACAACTCATCTAACTCTGATGACAAAAATCAGATACAAGTCTTATATTTTAACTATAAAACCTATATGAATGAGGTTTACAAAGTTAAAGAAACAGCTACTGGTGCTGAAAAGATAATATTAAGAGATGACACTTTTGATCCACCTATAAATGAAATGACAGGTAATTTTGGTAAAATATCAAGATCATTAGAAGTTTTATATGAAGGTTGTTTAATTTTAGGCACTGACTATCTTTTAAGATGGGAGATGGCTAAAAACATGATGAGACCTAAGAGTGATTATAGCAAAGTTAAAATGAACTACGCTATTAACGCTCCTAGAATGTACAAAGGTAGGATAGATTCTTTAGTAAAAAGAATAACAGGTTTTGCAGATATGATTCAACTAACGCACTTAAAACTGCAACAAGTTATGTCTAGGATGGTTCCTGATGGTGTTTATTTAGATGCAGATGGATTAGCTGAGGTTGATTTAGGTAATGGCACAAATTATAATCCTCAAGAAGCGTTAAATATGTTCTTTCAGACGGGATCTATAATAGGTAGGTCTTTTACTTCTGAGGGAGATATGAATCCAGGTAAAGTGCCGATTCAAGAAATAAATAGCAGTAGTGGCGGTCAAAAGATACAAAGCTTAATAACCAACTACAACTATTACATGCAAATGATAAGAGACGTGACGGGTCTAAATGAAGCTAGAGATGGTAGCATGCCAGACAGTAGAGCTTTAGTAGGTGTACAGAAATTAGCAGCCGCGAACTCAAACACAGCTACAAGGCATATACTTGAATCAGGTGTATCTATAACTCAAGAGCTAGCTGAAGGTTTATCACTTAGAATATCTGACATATTAGAGTTTTCTCCTACTAGAGAAGCTTTTATACAGAAAATAGGTAACCAAAACGTTGGTATTTTAGAAGATATATCTAATTTGTATTTACATGACTTTGGTATATTTATAGAGCTAACTCCTGATGACGAGGAGAAAGCTATGCTAGAAAACAACATACAAGCTGCTGTTGCTGGTGGTTTAATAGATTTAGAAGATGCTATAGATCTTAGAGAAATAAAGAATATAAAGCTAGCTAATCAATTGTTAAAGCAGAGAAGAAAGAAGAAGCAAGATAGAGATCAAGAGATACAGCAAGAGAATATGCAGGCTCAAGCGCAAGCAAATGCTCAAGCGCAACAAGTAGCTGCTCAAGCTGAAGTACAAAAATCACAAGCTCTTTTCCAGATACAATCACAAATGGAGCAATTAAAAAGTCAGATGAAATCTCAACAGATGCAGCAAGAAGCTATGTTGAAAAAAGACCTAATGACTTTAGAGTTTGAATTTAACATGAAGCTAAAAGGTATTGAGGTTGACGGTGATAAAAACAAAGAGGCTTACAAAGAAGATCGTAAAGACGAAAGAACGAAAATACAAGCAACTCAACAAAGCGAGTTGATAGATCAAAGAAAAAATGACTCATCACCTAAAGATTTTGAATCTGCAGGTAATGACAACATGAGTGGTTTTGACATGGGCCAGTTTGGACCTATGTAATTAATTTTTATAATTTTATAATATTTTATTATGGCTAAAGAAGAAAAAGTAGTCGATCAAGCTGTGGAAGAAATAAATCCACAAGTTGAAGAGACTGTAGAAGGTGATCTAGTACCTGAAGTTACTGTTAAAGAAGATGGTACACACAAAATAGATTTTGACAAACTAGTAGCTAAACCAATTAAAGGTGAGGTTGCAAAGCAAGACGTCAAAGAAAAAAAGGTTGAAGAAGCTGTGGCTAAAGAACCAGTAAACGAAGAACCTATTGTTTTAGAAGAAGTAACGCAAGAAGTTGTTCAAGAGAAAGTTGAGGAACTTGAAGAGCAGATAGAACAAGCTGTTGTTGAAGAGGCTGTGGGTATAGATTTACCTGACAACATTAAAAAAGTAGTAGACTTTGTAAACGAAACAGGTGGTAGCCTAGAAGATTACGTAAAGTTAAACCAAGATGTAGACGCTTTAAATGAAGAGCAGTTGTTGGTTGAGTACTACCAAATCACAAGACCTCACTTAGATCCATCTGAGATAAACTTTTTAATAGAAGATAAATTCGCTATTGAAGAAGATATGGAAGATGAAAGAGATATTAAAAGAAAAAAACTAGCTAGAAAAGAAGAATTAGCAAACGCTAAGAATCATCTAAACGGTTTAAAAACAAAATACTATGAAGAGATCAAAGCTGGCTCTAGGTTAGCACCTGAGCAACAGAAGGCTGTAGATTTTTTCAATAGATATAACAAAGACAAAGAGGTTGCTGAAAAGCAAACTCAAACTTTCAACAATAAAACTAACCAAGTTTTTAATGACGATTTCAAAGGTTTTGAATACAAAGTCGGAGACAAGAGGTATAGGTTTAATGTTAAAAACCCGAATGAAGTAAAAGACAACCAAAGCAACATCAATAATTTTGTTAAGAAGTTTCTTAATAAAAACAACGAGATGCAAGATGCTACTGGTTATCATAAATCTTTATTCACTGCAATGAATCCTGACGCAATTGCAAACCATTTTTACGAACAAGGAAAAGCTGATGCCATGAAGCAAAGTATTGCTGCTACGAAAAACATTAGTATGGATCCTAGGAAAGGTCAAGGTGCTGCGCCTCAACAAGGTACAACATATAGATCTATCGATGCAGATGGTCAGTCGGTTAAGTGGGGATTTAAAAAACGAAAATAAATTAACAAAACTTAAAAATTAAAAATTATGGCTTTAGCTGGAACTGGCGCTGAGTTATCACACGTGGTACCTCGCCCAAACAAACTTGCATATGACAACAACTATTTGTCAATTGCAGACAATGATTTTAACTTTGCAAAACAATTCTTACCAGAAGTATATGAGAAAGAAGTAGAAAGATACGGTAACCGTACTATCTCTGGTTTCTTAAGAATGGTAGGAGCTGAAATGCCTATGGCTTCTGACGAAGTTGTGTGGTCTGAACAAGGTAGAATCCATGTAGCATCTAACAACGCTACAATCGCAAACGTAAACGGAACAAGTGACGCGATTACATTAGTAACTGATCCTGCTGGAAACGGTGACGGATTAACTGCTGCTCAACAAGCTGCTTTATATTCTAAAGGAGATACATTAGTAGTTTCCCAAGGAAATAAAACAGTAAAAGCAAGAGTACAAGGTATAGCGGGAGTTGTACTTACGGTATCTGCTTACGACTATGCTGCTATCCAAGCGGCTGGTGCTGGAAATGCTGGATTTGCTGCTGCTGCGGTAAAACTATTCATCTTTGGTTCTGAGTATGCAAAAGGAACAGACAATGCTGACCAAGCATCTGTAGATTCTCCTTTCACTAAATTTACTAACAAACCAATCATATTAAAAGGTAAGTATTCTATCTCAGGATCTGATACTGCTCAAATCGGTTGGGTTGAAGTAGCTACTGAAGCTGGTGCTTCTGGTTACTTATGGTACTTAAAATCTGAATCTGAAACAAGAATTAGATTTGAGGACAAATTAGAAATGGCAATGATTGAAGCTGAGAAAACTGTAGCTGGATCTGGTCTTGCTGGATCTTTTGGTGGATCTGAAGGTTTATTTGCTGCTGTTGAATCTAGAGGATTGGTTTACAACAACCAAGACTTTGGAAACGCTGTACCTGCAAGTGGTATTCAAGAATTTGATAACATCTTACAAGAATTAGACAAGCAAGGAGCTATCGAAGAGAACATGATGTTCTTAGATAGAGCTACTAACTTATCTATCGATAAAATGTTAGCTAATCAAAATTCTTACGGAGCTGGAGGTACATCTTACGGTGTATTCGATAATTCTGAGGATATGGCTTTAAATTTAGGTTTCTCTGGTTTCAGACGTGGATCTTACGATTTCTACAAATCTGACTGGAAATACTTAAACGATGCTACTACTCGTGGATTAATTGCTGACGTAGAAGGTATCATGGTACCTGCAGGAACAAGTACAGTATACGACCAATCATTAGGTAAAAATATCTCAAGACCTTTCTTACACATCCGTTACAGAGCTTCTGAAGCAGATGACAGAAAAATGAAGTCTTGGATCACTGGATCTGTTGGTGGAAACTTTACTTCCGACTTAGATAGCATGACTGTAAACTTCTTATCAGAAAGATGTTTATGTGTACAAGCTGCTAACAACTTTGTTTTACTTAAAAAAGTATAACATAACAAAAGTAATTCTTACCCTCGTTGTAATTACGGGGGTAACTATTACTCTTATAAATTATTTAATTATATTATATCATGGAAAAAACAAAAACAAAAAAACTACTAGGAATACCTGACGGTGTTCAGTGGGAAATAAAAGACAGGCTTTATACAATGGAAGCCAAAAACAAACCTCTAGTATATACAATACCATCAAAGCACTCGTCTAAAAGACCATTGTTATATTTTGATGAAAAACTTGGATATCAAAGAGAACTTAAGTATGCTACTAATATGGCTAGTCCTTTAGTAGACGAACAAGAAGGTGAAGCTACATTAGGTAGAATCATAATGAGAAACGGTAAGTTGTTTGTACCAAAAGAAGAGCAATGCTTACAAAAACTATTATCAATTTATCACCCATTAAAAGGTAGTATTTATTCAGAATACGATAAAGTTGAAGAGGCTCAAGATGATCTAGCTTACATGGAGTACGAAATAGAAGCTTTATTAGCTGCTAAAGCATTAGATGTTGACGCGGCAGAAGCTATATTAAGAGCTCAAATAGGTAGTGATGTTAACGAATTAACAAGCAAAGAAGTAAAAAGAGACGTTTTACTAATGGCTAGAAGAAACCCAGGAATGTTTCTACAGTTAGCTAATGATGAAAATGTTGAATTAAGAAACTTTGGGGCTAAGGCAGTTGAACAAAACCTTATAAAATTATCAGCAGATCAAAGGATATTTTCATATCCTAATGGTAAAAAGCTATGTACTGTTCCTTATGACGAACATCCATATAATGCTTTAGCTGCTTGGTTTAAGACTGATCAAGGAATGGAAGTCTATAAGCAGTTTGCTAAAAAAGTAAAATAAAAATGTAAAGTAACCGCCTTCGGGCGGTTGCATTTACTTAAAAATAAAATATGGCTTTTAACATGAAACAAAAAGGCTTCGGCGATACTGTTGAGGCTATTACAAAAGCTACAGGAATAAAAAAAGTAGTTGAAAAAATAAGCGAAGCTACAGGTAGAGACTGTGGTTGCGATAAAAGAAAAGAATATTTAAATAAAAAATTCCCTTATTAATTATGGCTGTAAGTGTAGATACCGTTTATCAGACTGTTTTGAGTACTTTAAACAAAGAGCAACGTGGCTATGTCACACCTCAAGAGTTTAATTTATTTGCAGAGCAAGCTCAACTAGATATATTTGAACAATATTTCTACGACATAAATCAATTTGGTAGACTGCACGGTAATAGTACAGAATATTCAGACATGCTAGATATACTTGAAGAAAAAATAAGTATATTTGAAGCACCACCAGTGAATGTTACTATGGCTAACACGGGTATAGGTACTTTGCCAGC